AGAAGCTGTATCGCTGGCTGCAATAGCCTCAGGCGTGGCATCTTGCGAGACCATTTCGCCCACGTACAGGATTTCTGCATCCTTGACTGTTCTGGCATCAACGTAGCTGAACTTTGCATCGCCAGACGTGTAGCCTTTCTATTTGCTCCTGCCATAGTATATTTCTCCTATTTGGCGTTTGCGTTAACTTATGATCCTTGACTTCATCATCTTGTCATGCCATTCCTGCATGTCCTTCGATGGTTGCGTAGGGTCATTTTCCTCTTCGAGAATTGTCTTGGCCTTTGGGGCCTTGTCAGCGAACTGCTGAAGGGCATCGAACTCTAGGTTCTGGGCCCATTCCTTCAAATCGTTTGTTATCCTGCCTGACTTTATGAGGCTCTCCACGATGGTGTCCCTCTTCATGGCTTCAAGCCTGCCCTTGAGCTCCTCGTTCTGCTTGGCTATCTCAAGCAGCTTCTTCTGGTCTTCCAGCTCCTTCTTGAGCATCTCGTTCTGTTCAAACACGTCAGTGTTGCTTTCCCTTAGCTCTTCGAGTTCCTTCTTGAGCTGTTCGTTCTGGGTCATCGCATCCTTGACGAGATCACTCTGGGCCTCTTCAACCTCATTATCGTTCGATTCGGGCTCTTTTTCTGAAGGCTCCACTGTTTCAACCGTTTCTTCAACGGGGGCTTCCACCTCTTCAGCAACCTCTTGAACGACTTCAGCAGGTATCTCTACCTTCATTGCATCACCTTCATTCGACATCTTCGCCTGTCTCCTGTTCTTCAGTTACGGTTTCACCGGGAGAACCATCTTCAATGGTCTCCTCTGCCATCTCGTCATCGAGAGTGGCCTCCATCTCACCAACCCCGAACTTGAATCTGCAATCGCTGTCCTCCGGTATGCCGAGAATGGGTTTTATCTTTTCGATAAGTTGAGTTGTCAAGGTGTCCTCGAGAGTTTCGCAGTCATCAACGATACGCTGTTCGAGGACTTCCATATGTACCTCTGCGGTACTCCTGTTGGAGTTCTCTGCGGATGAGGTGGACTCCTGGCCGAGGATTACTTTCGTGATGGATGACCTGAAGTCAGCCTCTGAAGTGAAGAAGTACTCTCCATCTAGAGCCTGGCTTTCCTTGAAGTCCACCATGACGTCAGCCGGGAAGACTGCCCCGTCGACGTCTGAATAGTTGGATATTAGGTCCTCTGCGGTTTCCCACGCCTTTTCATAGCTGTCCCTGTCACCTGGCATATTGACGAGGAGGAACCCCTTGCCGTACTTGCGTTGAAATTGAAGACGGGCATCCATGGCGGTACGCTTGAGGACGTAGAGCCAGCCTATTGCGTGACCGAGCCATCCCCTTGCGGGGTCCTCTGCATGGTGTAGATAGTGAGCTATCATCTTCTCTTTGTTGAATGGAACGCCCGTGGGTGTTTCCTGTGTCCACAGCTTGGGGTAGTAAACTGAGTCATGGAAGGTAAGAAAGTGGCTTGGTACGTGATTGAATCCGATGATGCCCTCACCATCGGTAACGATCTCGTTGAAGCTGAGACCGGTGAGGTAGCTGTTGCCGAGACATGCCTCGATGAGGCCGTCAACGGTAATGAGGCCCCTCGTGGGGTCTCCCTTGATGTTTCGAAGGGCTTCTTCGATCATCTCAGCATCCTGAGTATTTTCACTCTCTACAGTCCATTCCTTGCTCGTGACGTAGCTCGTACGGGTCGATATGGAGTGTAGGATGTCGGGATCTTTCTCTGCGATTTCTTCGAAAAATTTGAATAATTCTGTAGTTTCCCCGTTCTGAATTGCAGAATTGAAAAGCGTTGTATACGCAGATGCTGTGATTCCGGGGGACTTTTCGCTTATGATATAACGGTCTTCAGGAAGGAAGACTATCTGTCCAGAAGTGATTTTTGGCATGTATAAAACCCTGTATAAGTTGCAACCTCTACGTTGATATTATAGACTGTGAGATTGGAAATTATGATCAGTAGGTGAAACGTTTCCTCGCCCTGTCATCGAGCTTCTTGTTCCTGGCGATGCGATCCCTTATGGACTCGATGCGTTCCCCTTCGTCATTTCCGTCGTATGCCTTGGGGGCTGCATTGCTAACACCTGTCAGGTCAGCCTGCCTCCTTTCGGGAGCCTGTGTCATGGCCATCATCATGGCAGAGAACATGTCACCGTGGGAGTGGTTCTGCCTCACTGCCTGATATACGATGTTGCCGGAGTTGGTGATCACCCTGTCTATCGAAAGGAAGTCATCCTCTACCTGCTTGTCGGCCTCCATCCTTATCCATCCGTTCTGGAAATAGCGTTTAACCTTCACACAGGCCTCCTCCTTCGATTTCATCGTAGGATCGAAGGCTACCACCCTTGACTCCCCAAGACGGCCCTTGAGGATAGTCGTTGGATGACGTCCGATACCGGCGTTGTCGGAGACGATTTTGTCACATTTATATCTCTTGGCATACCCTACGACAGTGTCCAGCTGAGTAGCGATGGGGGTCCCTCTTGGGAAGTAGTAGGTCTCGACGATCTCAGCCTCCTGCATGGATGCCCTGATGACACAGATGGCTGCATAGTCACCGTGTAGGCTCTCTGCGGAGTCATAACCGAGGTAGTACATGCCGTGGTCGATGGAACCCTTCTCACGAAGCTCTATGGCATCCCTGACCTCCTTGAAGGACAGCAGTGAGCATGCATCGTCAGCCGGTATGCAACAGAACTCCTGAGCGAAGGTGAACTCGTCATAGGTCTCCTTCAGCCAGTCTATGAAGTCCTCACGCTTCTCGTATGGTTCGTTGCCGTTCTTGATCATGGTGGGGTTGACCACTTGTTCCACAAAACCCTGATCCACTGCATCGTATATAGTTGTTGAGTGGAGAGACCACTCCGACTCCGGTTTCCTTGCTTCCATGACGAGACGATTGAATAGGCTGTTACGACTCCTGTGGGTGGAAAGGATGGAGAGGTTGCCCCCTGCCGTTATGATGGGCTGAGCCACCGTCATCAGCAGTTCAGGGTCGTTGTGGAGGGCGAGCTCGTCTATGTAGAGGGAGCCACCCTTACCGGCGGCGGCGTTGGGGTTGGAGCTTACCGCTATGAGACGAGAGGAGCCTCCTGCGTGTGGAATCTCGATGGACAGCCTCTTGATGTACTTCTTGTCTATCGTAGCCCCTGACGGCATGATGGCGTTCCACATGTGTATCCATCTGGCAACGTTGGCAACGAACTCCGTGGAGAGAGTCTCATCGCGGGATATGACGATGATGTCATGCCCCTTCTTGGCCATGAGCTCCTTGAACACGCCGTATGACGTGGAGTAGGTACCACCGATACGACGGCTCTTCTCGAGGATCTTAAGGCGTGACTGGTCATCAATCCACTTCTGCTGGTATTCAAGCCATTTCATTGTTCTAGGATCTCCCTTAGCTTGGCGAGGCCCCTAACGATCATGCTGTTTAGGGTCTGGTACTTGATCCCGGTTATGTTGGAGAGCTCCTGCTTGGTGTAGCCCTCCATATGATGTAGCCTGATCAGGGATGCTATGTCGGGGTCGATCATGGACAGAGCCTGATCCAGATCTCCCTTGAGACCCAGATTGGGTGTCGTGGTACCCGATTTGGGGTCCTGATAGGCATACTCCTCACTGACGTAGGTAATCTCGATGTCCCTCAGTACCGGGACGTGGATGACGTCCACCTTGTATCTCACGTACCTGTTGATGGCCTCGTTTATTCTCAGGTAGGCATAGGTGGAGAACTTGGTGTCGAAAGTGGGGTCGTAGGTCTCACAGGCCCTTTTCAATCCCATGAAGCCCTCCTGTATGAGATCGTTGACCAGGTCCGGGTTCGAAGTGTACTGCCAGGCGATGGAGTACACCATCTTCTCATGGTTCTCTATGACTGCATTGTTGAATTCTATCATCGCAGCAACGCCTGCTCGAACTTCTCGACGAGCTCAGGTGTGATTTCCTTCTCTTCCTGCTTTTCAGGCTGTCTCTTGAGAGCCCAGATGTCGGACAGCTCCTTCAGACACACCACCTGTAATCGCGTGTCCTTGGTCTCCACTGCCTGACGATGCAGGTCAAGATAGTTGTTCACGACGAAGGCATAATGCTCCTCATAGTCGTGAGTGGCTATCTTCGCCACCTCCTGTCTGCAATATTTCAGCAGGCGGTAAGCCTTGTCTCTCCCCATGTCATAGCCATGGTTCTTCATGCGTTCCTGGAGCTGAAGGCCATTGCAGCCCTTCATGACCTCCGCTATGGCGATGGTGAGCATCTCCTCCGCGTAGCCGGATGGAAGCATCTCAGGGTCATCGAGAACCTCAGGCTCTATGGCTTCCACCACGAGGGTCTCTTTCTTGGTATCGCTCCTCTTCTTCTTTCTCTGTCTCTTCCTGGCCATATTCCGAATCCCTCCTTACCTAACCTTTTATAAAGTCTTGTACAGTGGGGCAACCCTTCCACTTCTTCAGCTCCTTGCCGGACTTGCCTACCCTGACCAGCGAAGGACACCAGGTAGCCCTGAAGAACTTGGAGAGCTCCACCTTGTTGACGTAGACACCCTTTAGATGCCACATCATCTTCTGAACCATCGAGAAGCTCTTATCGTCATGGAACTTCGAGAAGCTCCCCTTCACGTCAATCCACAGCAACCCATGAGTATGTCTGAGCCCCAGCCTCTTGTACACGTTCATGGGACCGAAGAGTATGAAGTCTGCCGTATACGACAGAGGGTGAAACAGGAAAGTGTCCACCTCCTTCGTCTTCGTCTTGAGTTGCTTCGTCTCTGTGACGGAAGCCCTCGGAAAGATCTCCACCGTGTTGGGATGGTACCCCGCTCTTCCGATGACGTCGTGATGGACGGCCTCGACACACCACAGGGCGAACTGATACTCATCGAGGCTGTCATACTCATCAGGATCCATTGGTATCATCAGGTTGTTCATTACGCCATCTCTCTCCATTTGTTACCGCATCCACGGCATTTAAGGTGATAGGTGTCAACGAACATGCCCCCATGGACAAGTTCGATCTTGACGTCCTTGCTTTCGCATTCGGGACATACGAAGTCTAGGTTGTCATCCATCATCAGTCGGCCCCCAGCTGTTTCTTTACGAAAGTCCTGTTTGCTCTCCTGGATGCCTCACGGTCATACAGGAACGTCATCAGCCTAACGAGCTGTTCACGCCTCTTGGGGCGTGGGCAGCTTCTTCCGACACGGTAAGAGTTGACACTGTCAACGCCAACGTCGAACAGCTCTGCCATGTCTGTGGCATCCCACTTCATGAAGCGTTGGAACTCGAGCATGTTGTCCTTGAATTCTTCTTTTGTCATACTTGACATCCCTAACTCGTGTTAGATATTTTGCCTTAAAAAAGGGCCGGCAACTCACCGGCCCACACTTGTGGTGAATAAATCTATGCGAAGAAGACCTCTTGCGGACACAGGCGATTCAGCCTGGCTTCCTCTTCCTCTCTGACTTCGAGGATGCCCTCTGCAACGCTACGGGCTATCTCAGTGTCCTCGTCCTCGATGAGGGCGAGAGTGGTGGACCCCTTCAGGCTCCTGATGACGTCCACGTATTCCTCTTCGAGACCATCGAAGGATTCGGCAACCCTGTTGACGAAGCCTGTGTTGTTGAGGATCATGTCGAGGTATTCCGCAGCGTACACTCCAAACTCCCTTACGGACATCTTGGAGTACCGGTCAATCCAATCCGAAGCGATGTTGCTCATGTAGGGGATTGCATAGGATGCCTTGTAGGCGAGATCTCTCTCGCTGTCGGGCATCTCTTCGTTCCTTCGAACGTTGACGATAAGCTCAGTCATCTTGGTTCTGAGTTCCTCTCCCCACACTCTCTGGCTTTCGCTTCTGGCTGTCATCTGTCTCAGTTTTCTCATCTTCATTACCTCTCTTCACTTAGGTTTTTTGTTTCCTTACTAACAATATAGTTAAACTTTTGTACTTTTGCAAGGGGGTTTTACAAAAAACTTTCACTTTTTCCTAACTAACACGAGTTAGCCCTTTTACGCGTACGCGTGTACATACGTGTATATCCTCGTTTTCTATGTTGTTAAATTCTTTATTCTAGGTCCCTTAAGGGACTTTGAATAATATATATTAATATTATCTCTTACGCGTACGTGTAAAAGAATATCAACGAAGTTGATTGTATTACAACACATCATTAGATTCGCGTATACGTACGTACGTGTAAAGGTCGTCAGTATTACGATTTGACTATTTCGTAATAATCGTGATAAAAGGGCTTGCAACAGGAAGGGATTCGGATTAGTATTAGGGTAATAGATAAAAACGGAGTGAAGAACCGATAATGATATCACGAGCTCCCGGAGACTTTCGAGTCTGTTTCTTCACCCGGGAGCTCATTTTTTTTGGAGAGTCAAAATGAAGATTGACGAGAAAGAGCAGAGAAGAAGACAAGCCGTCGTAAGGAAGATGTGGTCCGAAGGGATCAGGGACTTCGATGAGATGGTAGAGAAGAGCGGTATCGACAAGAACGGTATCCAGGTAACCTTTAACACCCTGAAGAATTCCCATGTGTTCGATGATGTCACCATAGACGTCGACGAGACATGCATGAAGACCCTGAATATCATCAGGAAGATTGCCACCGCAATTGCTGCCGGATGCAACAATCAGAAGTCCATAGGGGTACATACTGGAATGACCGGTAAGCAGGTTTATGCCGTCGTTGAATTCCTGAAGAAGACCGGTGACGTCAGCGAAGAATACAGGTTGACAAGGCTCGACGACCGTGACATGAGGCTCGTATGCATTGAAGACCTTCTCAAGTACAGCGGTCGTCATACCGTCCGTCAGATAGAGGACAGGCTCGAGATTCCCAAGTCAACGGTACACCGCATCCTCACTGAAAACCCCGACAAGTTCGTCCAGAAGAAAGAGGTCATCAATGACAGAGAGGTTGGCTTCTGGCATCACCTTGAAGAAGTGGAGATCATGTGATGTTAGACATAAATCACGAATGGTCAGAGGGCGAAAACGGCTCCCTAACACTGACGTCCTCGGACACCGTCAACAGGGTCACCACGGTCTTTCCGAAGTCCGAGGTGATCATGTACACCAAGGACAACACCATGGAGGAGTTCAAGAAGTACATCGAGAACTTCATCACGCTCAAGATGGTCATCAACTGCTCTGCGGTACCGCCGGAGCTCCTGGAGGGCAACAATGAATGAAGCATACGAACTCAACGTGGTCAACGAGTGGATTGACAAGGCTGTCGGGAAATGGCAGAGACAGCAGGACGGCTCCATCATGGTGGAGATCCCACAGGTTGTCGTGGATGCGGTTACCCAGTGGGTGGCCGTTGTCTGGGAGAAACGAAAGGGCAAACGCCTGTGGCGTAACGACAATGAGGACTACACCCGTCACGTTGCCGGGACCCTCGGTGAAATCGCTGCATGTGTCATCCTCTCGAAGACCGAGTACTCGAATGAGGTCCTCCATCCCGATTGGAGCATCTTCGAAAGCAACACCGCGTACAGGGACTCCGACATAGGCAACTACAGTGTCAAGACATGCAGGATGCGTTCTGACTGGTCCTGGATAGCCGAGAAGGGCGATTGCATAACGCGTAAGAGCTGTGGGCAACCCATCGTACTCATGAGGGCGGACGGCTTCATCAGGATGTATATGCTCGGTGTATGGCTTCCAAGGGATCTGTATCCGTATTGGCGTGAGCCCTTCGCCCGTCATCTCAAGGACGGGAAGGCTGCCCTGTATTACTCGGACATAAAGAACGTTCAAAAGTACCACCCGGAGGTTTAAGATGGACAAAATGGAACGCAACGCCATAAGGGTGGACATCATGCAGGCGATGGACAGCGAAGACTGTGTCTTCGAATACTTCGAGGCCATGCTGTCACGCTGGACACCGCAGCAGATCCTGAAGGTATCGGCAGAGGATCTAGATGAAGAAACGACGGAATTCTGTAATGAGTTCCTTCTGACAATACAGGTCGAATTGCTGAACGAAGCCATAAATTACGTCAAAAAGAGCCATCTATATTGTAACGACGAAGCCATGAAGATGCTCGAACGCTGGGTAGTGTCGGAAAAGGTCGATATTGGCTTTGTGAGGTCTTACAATGATTACGGAGCGGCAACCGGCATGGACATTCTGGTTGACTGTGGAGTATGCAGATACATCACCAATGAGGATGAAGAACGCGTAGCCAGGCTCAACTTCAGGCCACCATGCCGTAACAATGACGACGAGAAGCCACACTGGGGTAACTTGCTGGAATGATGGACTACGACCAGATATACAGGGAAGTACCGAACCTTGCATTGGCCACCTCTGAGTTGATAAAGCAGCTCAGGGGTGAACTTTTATCAAAGGAAGAGATCGTGTCCCTGTCATGGGAAGTCCTCGAAGAGTCTCAGAGGAGACTTGACGAGGAGCGTGGAGCCCTGCCTACCATAATGAGGTTTGTCGTCATGAACGTCCTCGGCAGAAGGCGTGAGACGAAGTACACGGTCAGACTGCCGATATCGGCCCTCAAGAGGGGTACCGTCGTCAACGTTACCTCCTCCAACACTGAAAGCGGTAAGGACATGGACTTCGAGGCTCCGGACAGCAGAGGCAGGATGCATGAGGAGTACAGCTGGATGTTCGAACTCATAGAGGACGTCCTGAAGGAGCGTTACGCCATAGCAATCCATCTCTACTACATAATGGAGATGTCCATATACGATATCTCCAGGATCTACGGGGTATCACCGCAGCGTGTGGACCAGATCGTCAAGCGTGGCATCGAGAAGATCAGGGCTAAACTGAAAAAATAATCAATTATCTTGTAGTTTATGCCTTGACAACTACAGTCACATGTGTATATTCACACTATAATCCAAAACAAAAGGAGTGATCATGAACTTCGTTGACAAGAACGGAAAGAAGATGAGCCAGAAGGAGATCGACAAGGCGATCGACAAGGCAATCCTCAAGGCATGCAACAACGACATGACAAAGGTCAATCGTTTCGCCAATGCAATACAGAAGGCTGAAGAAAAACGCAAGGGAGGTAAGTGATGAAAAGGAAAGATGCAGCAAGGCAACTGGCAGATGTATTGACGATAGTCACCTTGATTCCCCTTGGTCTGTTTACATGGATAATTTACTTGATGCTTGGTGTATTCTGGGGTGTTCTTTTTGGGGCTTTCTCAGGATACGTGTTCTACCTTTCGGTGGCAGTATGTTCGGGTGAATCCGATCAGTCCGAGTAGTGGCTCTTGCCACATAGCCTAACGGCCTTCCACATAGCCCAAGCGATCAGCTTGGGCTTTTCCAGTTTCAGTAGGGCATCATGAAAACACTTATCAGCAATGTCTCTAGGAAGGAGTCCGGTCCCGTAGAGGTGATCATGAATGATCCCGGGTAGCAGGTTCGGACCGGTTGTGGGAGCCCCGCATACTCTCCAGAAGAATCTTGGGATGGAGGATCCATCGCATACGTAACCCTTAGGAACCGTCCACTGCATCCCGTTATACTCCACCTGGAACTCTTCGCAGACCTCGACCGTTTCATCAGGGTAGATCCTGACCATCGGAGCTGTATCGCTTATCCTTATCTTGCTCATGATCGTACCCCCTATGCTTTAGCAGATACATGACCCTTACGACGGCAACGACAACGCCACCTATAAGGAGCCACGTGAATATATGAATAGTGGTGGCAAGAGACAGGAATACAGTCCCGATGACCATGAATGCGGAAAGGAGAACCGCGAAGGTCTTGTACCCCTTGAGAACGACTCCTGCCACCACTGAAAGTAGAGCCAGGGCATACGAGGCGTATGCCATAACAAGAAGAACACGTCGTTGCTTCTCTTTTGACTCGATTTTATAAAGTCTTTCCTTCTTGAGGGCTTCCAGCTCAGTCTTCAGCTCATCCTCACGGAACTGCCTTCGAAGCTTCTCGTCGTACTCCTCATCGGTGAGCTGCCTCTTCTCGGATGACCATACGCTGCATCCCAGTATCTCTATACCGGAGGACTCGATATTGCCTTCGAGCCTCCCTTCATAGGTCTTGCAACCACTAAGCAGGATCAACGTCCCGAACGCTATCCATCCTATGATTGGGGACATCTCTTTGATCACCCTGTTCACGCTTACGCTCCTCCGCTCCATGTACTGCGATGACAGCCACTATTATCGATATGATCACAGCTATTACGGCAGCGGTGGCCGAAATCCTCTCTGATCTGTTTCCCGTGTTGAGCTTCTCGTCGTGACGGGCTACCGTCTGTACGAGGCCGTCATGCCCGTCTAGGGCTCCGCAGTGGGCTTCCACCTTCGCAGCCATGCCTTCGACCTTACCGCTGACTGTATCGACCTTTCCTTCGATGGTGTTCAGCTTGGCCAGTATCAGTTCGTCAATTTGGGACATTGTTCGTCACCCTCTCTCATCTCTGTTAATCTCTTGTTCAAAATCATGCATATGTCACGGCATCCCCTGTAATCCTGACACTTCATATCACCATGCCGGCAATGACGGCCGACACACGGCTCCTTTGTACCATTATGGGTTTTTGGAGCCTTCTTTTCTGCCTTGGGTCTCTTTCTGGCTTTATTAATGGCTCTTGCATGCTCAAGTCTTTCCGGTGTATTTATCATACGTCCTCCACGATGGCATAATCGGAGCCATCACCATAGTACTTTCCGGCAGCATCGTTGGAGTAAGGATCGCAGTCTCCGACACCGTCAGTGGAGTATGAGGCAACCCCTGCATAGTACCCGTCACCCTCTCCGTCATCCCATACGAGTACACTCCATTCAGTGGAGCCGTCACACTCGAGCAGTACATACCCACTGAGAGTCCCGGGGTCGTCAACGCTCCACGTACATCCTGACCCATCCCAGGTAACCGTATAGGTACCGTTCCACGCGTTGAACGGAGACCATGAGAAGTAGACCTCAACGGAGTATGCTGACTTCAGGGCGGGGCTGCATGAGTTACAGGTTACGTCACAGGCATCACAGTCGGCGAAGTCAACCCAAGAGGTCATGGTGGTGGGTGACCCGGTACAGGTCATCTCACCTACAAAGTAATAACATTTTGAGTTGTAATAAAGGACGTCACCGTATGAATAAGTGGAGAGGTCGTCATCGACACAGATCTCGCCTGTACCGAGAGTACTCGAAGAGGTGTCAGTGAGGGATACCGTTGCCGTTGCTCCCGTTGAGCTCGTACAACTGCTCGTACTGACACAGTCACCTGCTCCGCATCCGTCAAGAGTATACCCTCCGGCAGGATTGCATGACGTCGTGGGGCCGTCCATATCGAAGTAGCAGTCAATGTCTATGCCGAGCTGTATGTCCCATGCTGAAGTTACCCACGTAAGTGATAGGGTTGCCCCACCACCGGGTGAACCTGTCCATTCACAACCTGAAGACCACGTAAGTGTGTAGGTGTTGTTATTGTAGGTTGCGAAGTCACCTCCAAGACCTGAGAAGGTGACGTACAGCGTGTCCGGTATGGGAGGGTCACAGGTGTTGCATGTGTTGCTGTCCTGACCACACTCACGAAGCTTGTAGCAGGTGGAGGCCCCTCCACAGCAGCAATCCTCATGAGTGGCGATGGCGTTCCCCTCAGTGAGTATCTTGGCTCCTGTACCGGGATCGTATAGGTAGATAGCCATATCAGCCTCCTATGGGCAACTTGTGGTGGTCCAACCGGTGACTGTCGTCCATGAGGATTCGGTACCGCCGTCCATGACCTTGATGGATCTTGTCTTGATCTGTAGATTGTTGCTGGTATCGAGCTGTACTGCGGTCACTACGGTTATGGTATCACCTGATGACCACTGTGGGTCATCAAGGTTACCGGCAACGCTCAGCATGGCCTGTTTGCCAGCAGTAGGGGCATCGGGGTCGATGTTCCAGTTGTCGTTGATCCTAGTGGTACCGGTGTTCGTTGTGGAGAGCCTCTCGTTGCCTGTGGAGTCGAGGACGTTCAGGACGTCTGCGTTACCACCACCCTGTACGTACAGGTCCATCTTCTCCAGCTTCAGCTTGTCATAATCCGTACCGGCAACCTCACCGCCTATGGAGAGCTCCTGATCGGTTGTGGACTCTATCACAGCCGTTCTCTTATTTGCTGATGGCTTGAAGCTTATATGGAGCTGATTGTTGGTACCTGAGGCATCAACGTCATCAAATATCTTAACATGACCCTCTGACAGGTTCTGGATGTGAAGGGGCTCCCCTGACGAGACGTCGTTACGAGAGTTGATGCTTGACTTGTTGGCTTCCTGGACGATCTCCAGGTAGTTGTCCTCGAGCTTGTCCTCCATCCTGAGGAATGAGGCATTGTCACCGTTGGAACGGATAACGAGGGTTACGTCCTCGTCGTCGTCAGGATTCTCCATGACGGTCTCGCCCTTGGAATTCCAGAAGTATCCGTCCGTACCGTCATGGGAGAGCCCTATGAACTCTCGTGGATCAGCTGCCTCATCGTCGTCCCTGACTTCGAAACGGCCATTGTCGTCGGTGTAACAGTTGGAGCCTTCTATTAGCTGTCCGGTACCCTCTATCATACGAGGAAGCTGCCAGTTCTCTCCGTGATACTTCGTGGTTATGGAATTATTGAAGTTGACACCCGGCATGTAGTTGACGTCCGACATTATGAGCTGCTTCCACTTGCCGTCGGAATCGAACTCTCCAACCTTGTATCTGAGTACGAGTGTACGGGCATCATCCCACTCCTGCTCCGCTCCCATGGTACCTAGCTGAAGGTCGTTGGTTGGAGCGAGGGTGTCATCTACCATCTGTACAGTGGGTGTAGAGAACGCAGGGAAGCTGTCATCGCCGAAATCAACCTCGACGACGAAATAGACATCTGAGTTGGCAGTCTGGGCTATTACCTGATCGTCAGTGGTGGATATGGTGATGTTGTTGTAGTTGAAGTTACCCTGCTGGAATCTCCACTTGGGTGTCAGCGTAGGAGGGGTTCCACCATCCGTCGTAAGCAACGGTACAGCCTCGAAGGAGTGTCTCTGAGGCTTGAACTTGTGGAACTCAGGACATTCGAAGGCATGCTGTCTCCATTCTGTGACAGCGCCGTCGGCGAATTCCGCGTAACCTATAAGGAAGAAGGTCTCCCCAGTCTCCTCGTCAGTAGGTACGTAGTCAGCTCCGACTTCGAGAGTGGCTGTCCATCCACCTGTCTCCTCCTTGTAGATCCTGTAATAGACGTAGGAGTTGGAACTTATGGAGACAGTCTCGGCAGCAGCGAAGTCTATTGACTGTGATTCACCACCGTCCTCGAGGTCATAGATGGTTATCTGGTCCTTGAAATCGTCACGGAGGAATCCCACCTCTATCTGGGTGTCGTCAGATGGATATATGCGAGACTTGAATGGATGGTCAATGCCGAGCTCGTCATCATCTTCCTCTATGGTGGGAACGCCACCGCCCCCGGGCATACCGCTACTGAACAGGAGCTGTACGACACGCTCCAGGTAGGTCTGCGTGAGATCCCTGTCATACCTCGCTACCGGGGCGTAGAGATCTCTCTTGAACATATCCGCATCGGTTACGAGTGACTGTGGGTGGAACGCAGGGTCGTTTATCAGGAGCCATGCGTTTATGAGGTCTTCGAGACTGTCGGGGCTTGTCTCGTCCCATTCCTGCGAAAACGACCATGCATCGTCAGTTGCAGGATCCAGTACGACAAGCTCTGCCTGTGTGTCGTTTTCGAACTCAGCCCCTGCCGACCACGTTACCGTGACGTACATCTTGAGGCCGTCACCGCTGAAGTAAACGCCATCACCTATTACGGGGATGACAGGGAGGAGCTTCCAGTGATAGGCAACGATCATCCCAAGTGAAGGGTCAGTTGCCGGATCGACAGCTATCTCGTTGGGAACTCCGAAGGCCACGGACGTGAATTCGGTGTACACGTCCTTGATTCCGGTGTACCTGAAAGCATCGCCGACCTTCTTCCTTTCGAAGACGTACTCTGTCACTATCTGCGGTACCGAGAAGCCGTCAACGTACGGGTAGTAGTCCTCTTCACGGTCAGCCCCTATGATTGCCGTCGTCGGGAAGCCGGGCTTTATGGTACCTATATGTGGGAAGGCATATGCATCGAATGGAAGCTGTATGCCGAACCCGTCCATTGACCCGGGTGTCAATGAGTTGAGACCCACGTTTATGTTGTCGAGAGCTCCATTGAGATCGTTCCACTCACGCTGTGAAAGCGGGACTGCCCCATTGCGATTCTGCTGATACCCTATGGGCCTGTTCTTTTTCATCTAGCTACCCCAGGTAGGTTTCGAATTTAGTCCACGGCTCTACGATCTCGAACCTGAAAGTCACCCTCGAAGTGTTGTTCTGGTTGTCCTGTATGTCTATCCCCCTTATGAACCACCTGACAGTCGTCTTGGTGGAAACGCCGTCAATGGCATATATCCACGTGAGCCCCTGTTCGAAGGCATCCACGAAGAAGCCGTCCTGTGACGGGTTGGAAGGGCCTACCTCGGAATTGGAGAAGCTCTTGACCGTGTATTCAGGCCCTGTGGCAATGTCAAGTATGCAGGCTGTCTTTATGAGAGCCATATTCGTCTGGGTCTCTGTCGTCGAACTGTTACCATAGGCAACGGACTCCGTGAGGACGTCACAGTGTCCGATCCAGGTGTGTACCATCCTGAACTGGTCATATTCCATGCCCGGATAGAGTACCTTGGTACCACCTGAGTTGGCAACGTTCTTCGTTGCCCTCTTGACGGTGTAACTGTCCCTTACGAGGCCCGTCATGTCGGCTCCGCTTGCATTGTCGTAAGCGAGCTTTATCGAAGTGATGGTTGCATCACTAACACTGCCCTGAAGTACTAGCCTTGGGAAAGACATATGGCCACCTCCTTTAGGATTCTACACCAGTTATGATGACGTCTATGTCTGCGGTTGCCCCGGATCCGTTTGAGAAGTGTAGCTTCGAGTTTGTGGTGACGTCGATGTCGGACAGGAACGAGACACCCTCTCCGGCTGACAACGGTGGCAGATCCTCAACTATCGGGGTCGTACCGGTGACGATGGTTACGTCAGTGGTATTGTCCGTAGATGCGGATATGTACAGAGCGGAAACGGTAATCATGTCGATGGTGTTGCCGAAGACATCCGAGAGGGATGCATCGGACACGTCGATACTGCTGGTACCGCCGTCTGCTATAGTGATTCTCGCATGGTACATCACGCCTGCCGAAACAGTCTTTTCAAGGGACTGGTTGACGTTTTCCTGCGGGGTTGCGAGATCATACCCTGCAAGCGTGTTCAGAGCTGTTATGCTCATTCTGATTTTTCCTGATAGGCTCATTTTGAGTATCCTCTCTTATTCGTATACGTTCTTTCCGTCAGGACTGATGACTTCGACCTTCAGCGGTTTCTTGCCGTTGGCGATCCTTCTTGCGTTAAACTCATCCAGCATCTTCTTGTCAGCCTTGCCCCAGTTGACGTTGTCTGGCATATTGTACAGTTTTTCGGCAATCTTCTTACCGGCCATCTCACCGAACTTGAACCCGGCAATACCAACGCCAGCAAAGATACCTGCCGTTCCGATAAAGCCCCTTGCTCCCCATGCTGCCTTACCGAGCATCCCTGCCCCTCTACCGAGCATTCCTGCCCCTCTGCCAAGCATACTGGCTCCACCACGGGCTAACCCACCGGCTCCACCGGCTCCACCCAAGAGGCCTCCGAGAAATATTCTCTTACCCATCTGTATCTGTCTGATTAGCGTAAACAATTTACCCAACGCCCAAAGGTCAAACAACACCAATCCGCCAAAAAGCAACTTCTTCCAATTCTTGGCAATGGCAGTTACTACTTTCAGCATAGCAACCATCAATTCCAATATTAACTTTATATCATCAGCGGTTATGCTGTCAAACAGCTCCTTCAGTGATTTTGCCACGTATTCAAGACCACCGTCGTTGACGAACTCCTCAAGAACCTTACCTATTCTGGTTATTACGTCCTCTATGGACTTCATCACCTCTTCTGATCCGCTTACGTTCAGAAGGAATTCGTCCCACGTACCTGACAGTCTTGATATGGATGCTCCAATACCTGTGTCATAGAAGGCCTTCTGCTCCTTACCCATGGCTATGAGCCTTTCCTGAACCTTGACGATGTCGTTCATGCCGTTGGCCCCTTCGACGACGTCATTCATGAAGCTCTTGCCACCAACGCCAAGTGACTCCTGTATGCGGTCACGGAGATCCTTGTCGAGAAGCTCGCCTTTCTCTATCTTGTTGAGCATTCTCCCTATTGCCCTTGTGAGGTCGTTGACGTTTGCCCCGGCCGTCTTGGCGAAGAACCCTATTGACTCTACAAGGGGCATCCCAGGGTCCTTGCCAACGGTATTCGACAACGTTATGTAGCTGTCGGCAAGCTTGTCAGTTTCAAGCGAAGAGGTCTTGGCAAGTTGTATGGCCTCCTTGTATATGGCCAGTCCCCTGTCCTTGCCGAAGGTGGCCTGCATCCTCTTCTGGAGCTGCTCATACTTGATTGCCGTCTTTATTGATGCAACGCCAAAAGCTGCTGTGGCAGCCACCATCGAGCTTATAGCTGCGGTGGCGATCTTTGCGGTTGACACTGCCGTCACGCCCACGCTCTTCATCTTCCTGTTATAGTCGGAAGTGTCTGCCGTAACTCTTGCTCTCAGTTCATTGCTCATCTTTCAACCTCTCATTCAGCTCTTTGACGAGCCTCCTGTTGACAACCCTTGTGTGTCTCTCTGCGATTGGCCTTTCAGAGTTGCTAATCTGTATCATCGACAGGATCTTCATCGTTCTTGAAATGGGTGTATTCCACAGTATTTCGTCCACAGTCATTCCAAGCTCATTGGCAACTGGATACGCCAGTCTTAGGGCAAAGTCAGCCGTCACTGCTTTTTTTTTGAGACCTCACCGCGTGGATCTTCAACGGCTATTTCGTCTATGGAAGAGGCTACGTCACTGAGTAGCTTGTACATTCCTTCGAACACTTCCTGAAGCTGATCCCCCGTGAAGTGTTCGCTATAGAACTTGATGGCATCCATTTCGAAAGCCACCCTCGCCCTTGAGATCTCCTCAACCTTGGAGATCACCCTGTCACACATTTCCGGGTTGTCCTTACAGACATCCTTCAACCTGTACAGGTCCTCTATCCGTTCAGCTATTGCCATTATCGGCATGAGAACCTCTTCACCGGCATAGAGGACGTACATTGCCTTGGCAACGTCCTCGAAGGATACATCCTCTCCCTCTTCAAGCTCACCTGACACCAGCGGGCTATCTATGAGGTTGAGCAGTACCAGGTTTCCAACTGCCACGTCGAACTCAAGAGGACCGATCATCCTCTTGGCTCCTATTGATGTCAGGTCGTAAGCCTGTGATCTTTCAGCTGTCTCAAGGTCCAGCTCCTCGAACCTGCTATCAGCGAAATCACTGATACCATCCCCAACCTTGAGATTGTCAAGGTCCTCAGGATTGCAGTCGTTAGGATCAAGGCCACCCTGAAGGGCAGCCACAAGCTTATCCCTGTCAAATTCGACTTCGGACATATCCTGTCACCTCCTTACGGTGTGAACAGATTCGGATAATTCGTAGCCGTGACGTCTACGGTCTTGAAACCGTCGACAGTCATTGCCGAAGACAGAGACGAGATGTAGTACGTGGTACCGTCATAAGTGAACGCGGTTCCAATGGACGGAGTACCGGTAGGAGTACCCAGCTCAAGGTAGTTGAGACTGAGTTCCAGCTTGTCGTCGTATTCCTGTATGGAGTACGTGTGACCGTCGGGACCCTTGGCTTCAGCCCTTTCGGTGGTACCGTTGATGGTAACCGACTGGACGAGACCGTATGACTCCTCAACACCATTAGTGGTATCAATACTGAAGACCAGTACTTTACCTGCTTGTAGTCCTGCTGCCATATTGCTTTCCTCTTTTTATGGTTAAACAGATACTGTCGTGGCGATTACCAAAACAGTGAAATTCTTCTGCCAGAGCTTCGTATCCGGAACGTCAACGGAACCCTGAGGTATTACACCATTATTATAGACTAAAAGCCCATCCTTTATGTTGAGCGTAGTCACGATGTCCGACTGGTTGATCAGTGTCCTTGCATCACTGCGGATGCCGTTGGCTATCTTGCCGTCGAGATCTGATCTCTTGGACGTAAAGCATCCTATGTCAACGGAGACTGTCCTTCCAACGAAGAAATTGACTGTACCGTCAAGCTCTTCCGTCTCCATTGCCTTTACTCTTATCATGGGAGTGAGATCCTTGTCGGTGTTGTCCTCCCACCTTGCTATGGTAACGTCATCGCCCATGTACGTCTGAAGGGCATCCACCAATGCATCCTCAATCAGTGTCTCTACATCTAGTGTTCTTGCCATTCTAACTGCTCCTGTTGAACTTGCGGGCGAGCTTCTTCTGTACCGCATTCAATCGCTTTTTCATTCTCTTCTCGTTCTTCGCAAGTGACTTGCCGAGCATCCTTCTGGGCTTAGTCTTCGAAGTACCGTACTCAACTGCAAGGGCATATGGTACAGCGTTACTGACGGTGTTGGAACGCTGATTTTTGGTCTTCTTTCCAGCCCTCTTTATTCTCCATCCATTTCTCAGCCTGCCACTGTCAACCGGGGTGTTGTTACGGGCATCAACGAGGATGTCATCGCCTGTCCTGTCGACAACCTTAGAGACCTTGGTATTCATCTCGATGGCGTTCCTCCTTACCGTTGAGTTAAACCGGTCAGCGGATCTACCCCATTTGAAGTTTACTTTCATCAGTTCTTATCCGTGTGTTCGTACCATTCCAGTCTTATCTGAAGACCGGCAGGCTGGTTGTTGTCGTTCTGCAACACGAAAGCGTAGGATTCCCCAGCTGCGAGGACGATCTCACTGGTCCTGCTCACCTGGCTACCTACAGCTCTCCCCACGTAACTCTTCTTCAGCGAGAATACGGATCCACCTGTCCAAGTGGCATCCTGACTCACGTAGCCGTCAGCAAGGGCTCCCGTACCAACACCCTGAAGGACGGAGGTTTTCGTACTGTCAAGCCTGCTGTTCTTGCAGGAGACGTCCGTACCCGTACCGAGAGTGAGGGTGACCCCTCTGTATGCCGTCATGGTACCGGCTGCCCCGGTCACGTAAGTCCACAGCATATGAGGGAGCTTCGTTCCTTCAGGTATGGTGAAGCATATGTTGATATTGCCTCCCACTGCAACCGCATCATTATGGTTCTGTACGCGGAAGAACGACCCTGAATGGATCTCGTGATGGGCATAATCGATTATCTGGAGGGTGTTCGTGGATGAGTCAATGCCGTCCACGCCGGATATCTTCTGGACACCGGTAATCGCCGTCTCAAGGGCTCCTTCAGGAGTTACCTGGACGTAGTTGTGACCCTCTGAGTCCTTCTGTCCGAACAGACGAATCGCCATGGGAACACCTCCTTAGGCGTATTCGCGGACCTGACGGGGCTTATCGCCGTGGGAGCTGAAGTCGATATCGTAGTCGTAGGGGCTCTCGAGAGAGGCTACTCTTCCATCGTGATCGTCCCAGATGGCTTCAACCCATGCGAGGTTCTCCAGAGCTGCCTCGTCACCCTCTGATGCCTTCTGAAGGGTCAGGGCGTAAGCATATGGGCTCAGGCTCTTTGCAACCTGATACTCTGCTGAAGAGAAGAACGAGGATTCGATCATGTCCCTTCTATCTTCGAGGATCTCTGCATCCGTCTTGTCACGAACGTCGTTATCGCCTACGGCAACGAGACGGCCACTGTCACACTCGTACTTGAGGCCTTCCTTCTCGAAGCCACCTTCGATGGGTTCTCTACTGTTGATCACCCTTCCGTTGTCAATTTTGAAGTACATTATACTCCTCCTATCTGATGAATCTTATGTTGATGTCAAAACTGCTTCTGACGGCTGCCGAAGACACGAAGTCTATATTGGTGATCTCGTCAGCCGTATTTTCCCATATTGCATAGGAATCCCAAAGCTCGTCATTCGTCCAGTCGTCACCCCAGTATGCAACGAGTTGCTTGTGACCGGAACTACCGCGTGGGTATATCCTTATCTTGGCCATGGACTGCCCATCGACGATGAGGTGTGTCCTGAAGCCGGATGCCCTGTTGGTAACGCTCGATACCAGATTGAGGTATGTCGTGTTGGAGAGTACCCTATGGTAGTTGAGATAGTTACCCGTGGTGTTGTCCTGATTGAATATGATATCCACACCTATGGATGAACCCTCGTTTGCTCCGCCATTTGGCTTGAGGAACATCTCTACCACGGAGGCCCACGTCGGAACGGCAATACCGGTACCGCTTGGGGTCATCCCTGCATCGTACTGGTAATTGAGGCTGTCGACGTATCCTAGTTCTGAAGTTAAATTGCTCATCGTACGAACCTCACTGTAAGATTGAATGAAGAGGCCACACTAGTACTCGTAAAGAACTGGAGTGAAGTTATGGCATTGACGTTGTCAAGGAACCTGTATATCCTTGTTGCCATTTTTCTGTTTGAACCAATCTTTTCACATCCCTCCTGTACTATCTCGTTGTACTTGTCGGTGACTCTGGGGTAGACGACGGTGTATCCCAAGGCAACCGCATTTGCAGTACTGCTGAGAGTGGTTAGCTCCATCAACGTATCTGTACTGTTGCCAAAGTTGTAACCTGTATGAGTGGCTAACCTTGAATAGAATTCGTACACACTTCCGGTATTGTCATTTGCCCTCATGGACAATACAGCAGATCCACCGATTGTACCTCCGTTTGTTGCCACGTCGACATGTACCTCAGTAACGTCGGTTGGGACGTCAACGGATATCTTGTTGGACCAGTCTACGGTCTCGTTGGATACCACCCTTCTATAAGCTGTATAGTTAAGATTTGACATTATACGAACCTCACGTTCATTGAGAATGAGACTGCCGTCGAGTTACGGCTGTATACCTGGAACGAGGAAACCCTGTCCGTGTCGTTGAACCACTTCAGGTTCCTCGACATGAACGAGTCAGTTGAGGAGTCCCACTTAACGAGGCCATACAAATAGGAGTTGGTACCCTGCTGACTGCATTCGGGGCAGAAGACGACCCTGGAGGCTGCATTCGTGTTTCCCGACGTCAGAGCCTCGTAAACCTCCCAGTCAGACTCGGTACCGGACACTGCGTTAAGGTACGAGGTACCGTTGTGGTACTTGGCCTTGTATCCGTAGTTGTTCGTCGTGGTATCGTTGTTGAGACGTATGGCGATGACGTTGTCGGCTCCTGACTGGAGGGCTCCTCCCGGGAAGAAGTCAACGTACACCATGGATGCCCACGAGGGGACGTCTATGGAAACCTTGTCAGTCCAGTCTATATCGGAGTTAGTAAACGTATAAGAGATATCGGGACCTGTCTTGTGACTCATGACCCACCTCCTATATGATATGCCAGTTTGTACCGTCCGATACGATCTTGAGACTGTTGCCGGCCACTACCGAGTAGGTAAGTGATCCATCGATGGTCTCCGTTCCGTTTCCGTCCACCGTAATGAGATTACCGGTGTTGGCTGCGGAGTTCTTGATGTCGTACACCTTTCCGGTGATGGAGGCTGCCGTCGGAAGCGTTACAGTGAACGCATTCGTGGTACAGATAACCATGTCGTCGTCGGCATCCAACGTCTGGTTTGCCGTGTAGGTGGAGACGACCCTCTTCACGCCAACCGTGAACTCGAGAGCTGTACCGCCTGAATTGACGGCTACCTGCTTGCCACCCTGTCCGGAAAGGGACGAAGGGGTATCGGTGAGTCCCACGAAGGTGGAACTTCCACCACCGCCTCCACCGCTTGCCAGGAAGACAAGTTCGCCATCAATAGTGATTGCTTTGTCGGCCATGATATATCCTCCTTAGCTTCCGTACGTCAATGCGGTGAGGTCGGTAGCAACGTTGTCGAAATCGGTGTCTGCATCTGCCCAGGTCCTTGTACCATTGGTGTCAACCTTGCAAGCTCTCCATGAGGCAGCGGACAATGCCGTACCGGGAAGGGCCCATGCAATATAGGTATCGGTACCGTCAATCTGAACTTCTCTCTTGTAACCATCAAGGTTTACTGCCTTGACGTCGTTTTCATCAGTTGCGGTTCCGGAGCTGTTGACGTTGATTGACCCATCGGTTTCGACGGCTATAACGGTATCGACTCCACTGGAGTCCGTACCTTTTAGGAATAATGCCATTTCACATCTCTCCTGTTTAGAAGCCCTCGATGGGGCTGGTTGTCGTTGAAATCTTGATAGAGGCTGCCCTGCCCGTAGTCTTGTCAGACTCGGATGGGAGACTCGTTATCTGTTTGGCGAGCATATCCAATTGCTTCAGAACGCCCTTATACTCTTCGAGAACGCCGGCAGGAAAATCCTCCTGGTCAGCGAACTGAACATAGGTCTTGTAACGGGCAATGGGTATGATGAGGCTTCGAATGAAGTTAACCGCCTGCGTTTCCGTGGCGGGTATCGTGTAACGGGAAGCTATGGCAGCGTTCACCATGCCTTCGGCCTCTTCGAGAACGAGGGTAAGGTGATCGTCGTCTACGGTTCCGTCAGTGGTGTAGACGGCGAGAGTACGCCCCAGTAGCGTTTTGGCATCAGCCAGAGTGATATAGTCCATTTCGACCTCCTATCATCAGTGGTAAAGATGGGGCGGCGCGGCGAAGGCGCCGCCCCTGGTGTTACCGTAATCTACTAGGACACGTATCCTGCGTAGATCTTGTGAGGAGCTCCGGCAGCGGCAGCCATACGGCCATCAGCCATATAGTCTACGGTCTTGCTGCGGGCCACTTCCTGAGCGTTGCTCAAGACGGGGCTCGGAACTTCCCTGATCTGGAGGAGGACACCCTTGATGATGTCGGTAGTGTCCGCCAGGAACCAATAGTCGTCGTAGGTACCAACGAGGTACGGGCTTACGATGACCTGAATACCGGTCGTACGATAGAAGTTCTCTACCGCAACGCTGGAAGTTGCTCCGTCCGTGAGGAAGTAGTTCTTCACGATATCGAAGGCGGTCTTTTCCAGTTTCGGGCCAACCACGAGGACGTTCGGCATGACGGCCAGGGGCTCGTCAGAGTGGTCCTTGTAGCTCATCATGGCGATCCTTGCCGTAGCGAAGGTGGTAGCCGTCAGAGCGGACGTGGTGTAGTTGGCGATGGTGTTGTCACCATAGGTCCTGCTGGAAGCAGAGAACAGGGCAACGCCGTCGTATGCCAACGGGTTCGAAGTAAGAACGCTCATGATGAGCGATTCTTGCTTTTTGAACCATCCCTGAACCATAGCCGGGACGAGGTCGACGTACATGCCGATCTGGTCGTCTTCGAGCTGGTTCTTGGGCATCTTCACCGAGCATTCGTAGTCCTTGTTGGTCACTTCGAACTGTTGACTTGCAACGTCCTTGAACTGACGAGCGCCATTCCATTCGCTCCATCCGCCCATAGCTTCCATGAAGGCATAGTGGTTACTGGCAGTAGTGGAAGTGTACTGCGTGGCGAGTACCGTAAGCTGACGTTGAGGGGCTGCCTCGAAAGCTGCGGTCCATTTGGCATCCAGTTGCTTGTTCAGATCCTGGAGGGTAGCATCATTAATATTAGCCATTGTTTAATCCTCCTTAAACCTTCTTGGCAGGATCGAAGTCGACGTAAACGCCATCGGACGTTACTTCAACGACGACACCGGCTGCGATATCGTTCGTGGGTCCTGCTGCTACTGCAACAGTACAGGCATCCTCGACGTAGCAGAGGGTACCGATGTCGGTCTTGGCCACTGCGTTCGTTGCCGAGTTGTCCATGAGATGAATCCCGGTAGAGATGAAACTGACGGTTTCACCATCGTCGGTGTTATCGACGTACTGGGTACCAACGCCAAGAACTACGGTAGAAGCTGTATCGCTGGCTGCAATAGCCTCAGGCGTGGCATCTTGCGAGACCATTTCGCCCACGTACAGGATTTCTGCATCCTTGACTGTTCTGGCATCAACGTAGCTGAACTTTGCATCGCC